TGGAAGGACATCAGAGCGCACAACCCCGACGACTTTGATGCGGTCATCGTCTCCGACTACAACAAGGGCTTCCTGACCGACAACGACATCGCCCAACTTTCGCGCTTCAAGCACTGCTACATCGACACGAAGAAGCGCCACCTCGGCGGTCTGGGGCCTGCGTGGTTCAAGATCAACGCTGCGGAGGAGGCGGCTCTCTTGTCTCGGCCCACGAACCTCGTGGTGACGCTCGGGGCAGACGGCGCCAGACACGACACGACGACGGTCTCGCCCGGGTTCCCCGTCGATGTGGTGGACGTCTGCGGCGCGGGGGACACGTTCCTTGCGGCCTTTGCCTTTGCCATGACGAGCGGGTGCAACGTGCCGGCGTCGATGGCCTATGCCAACCGCTGCGCCGCGATCACCTGCACGAAGGTCGGGACGTACGCCCTGAAGCAGCATGAGGTGCCGAAGCTATGATGCTCATCACCGGCCACCGCGGCTTCATTGGTGGGAACATGATGCGCGCGTTCCCTGACGCGCGGGGCTACGAGTGGGGCGACGGCAAGGTCGATCTCGCCGGCATCTCGCGCGTCATCCATCTGGGCGCGGTCACCGACACGCAGTGCGACAATTGGAGCCTGCTAGCCGAGCGGAACGTGAACTTCACGCGCGAGCTGCTGCACGACTGCGCCGAGCGTCAGATCCCGATCCAGATCGCGTCCTCGGCGTCGGTCTATGGCTCGGGGCCTGTCTTCCGCGAAGACGCGGCGGTCTTCCCGCTGACCGACTACGCCATCTCGAAGCGGATCGTCGAGCTCTATGCCCTCGACCGCAAGTGGCCGATGCCGGTGCAACTCTTCCGCTACTTCAACGTCCACGGGCCGTACGAGGACAACAAGTCGCAGCCGTCGCCCCACACCCGCTTCCTGCGGCAGGCGGCGGCGCTCGGCTACATCGAGGTCTTCGAGGGCAGCGAGGACATCAAGCGGGACTTCGTGCCTGTCGAGGAGGTGATCCGCATTCACCGCCGCTTCTTTGACTTGGACGTCAGCGGCGTGTACAATGTCGGCACCGGGACGGCGACGTCTTTCATGGATGTGGCGCGTGCGGTGGCCGCCGAGACGGGCGTCGACATCGTCGAGGTGCCGATGCCTGACATCAAGGGCTACCAACGCTACACTTGCGCTGACATGACGAAGACCTACGCCGCGCTTTCGCAAGGAGATGGCCAATGACCGTTTACAAGAGCTGGAAGGACTTCCCGAAGGACAAGTGGCGCTGGAACAGCTTCAGCCCGCGCGAGATGGCGTCCAAACGGGAAGGCGAGCTGATGGTCGACGAGGGGGCGATGGACAAGCTGCAGGCCCTCCGCAACAAACTGGGGCGCCCGCTGCTGGTGACGTCCGCCTATCGCAGCAAGGCGCACAACGCGGCTGTGGGCGGCGCTCAGAACAGCCTGCACCTGTCGGGCAAAGCATTCGACATCCGCATGGACAACCACGACCCGGGCGAGTTCGAGACAGCCGCGCGTGCGGTTGGGTTCACCGGCTTCGGCTACTACCCAAAGCAGGGCTTCATGCACATCGACACGGGCCGCGCGCGGGTGTGGGGCACGCCTTTCGCCAAGACCGAGACCGATCTGCCGGTCGAGACAGCGGTCGACAAGGAGCGCGAGTCGGTGGCGTCGAGCAAGACGGTGCAGGCGTCGGCGGTGACGATCGCCTCGGGTGCGGGCACCGCGGTGGCTGGTGTCAGCTCGCTTGACGGGAATGCTCAGGTCATCTTCATCGCGCTGGCGGCCATCATCGTGCTGGCCGGTGCCTTCATCATGCGTGAGAGGATCAAGGCGTGGGCGGCTGGCTGGCACTGATCCCGCTGAAGGTGAAGGTCGCTCTCGTCGTGGGGGCGGCCTTCGTCGTCGGCTTGCTGCGGTGGCGGTCGGCGGCGGTCGAACGGGCGCTGGAGGATCTGCGCATCGAGCAGGCTCTCCAGCGCGCCGAGCGCATGCGTCTGGCAGAGGAGACGAAGAATGAAGTGCAGACTCTGGACGATGTCGGCCTTGGCTCTCGCGCTTCTAAGTGGCTGCGCAGGGATTGAGTGGTCGGACACCTATTGCCAGATCGCCGAGCCGCATCTGTTCGGCACCGATGCAACCATCGACTGGTTGCTGAGAAACGACCGCGAGCTGCTCGTTTCTGTCGTCGTCCACAACGAAACGGTCGAGCGTCTTTGCGCTGACTGAATCGCCGCTTGTTTTCTTGGCCTTTGGTGGTCATAATGCGGCCACCGGCGCATGCTGTATCAGCTGCTGATCATCTGTGGAGTGGTCATGGCATACAGTATGACATACGACAGCCTGCTGACGGACGTGCGTCGGTATCTTGAGCGGGGCTTCACCGCCGAGAGCGACCAGATCGTTTATGAGCAGCTGCCGCGTCTGATCACCTTGGCCGAGCGCAGGATCGCGCGCGAGCTGAAGATCTCGGGCTTTATCCGCGCGGTGCAGACGCCGCTGCAGGTCGGTGTCGCGGTCTACCTCAAGCCGGATCGGTGGCGCGACACGATCAGCATGACGATCAACGGGTCGCCGATCTTCGCGCGCTCGTACGAGTACTGCCGCAAGTACTGGCCCGACGAGGCCGAGACGGGCACGCCGCAGTTCTACGCCGACTACGACTACCAGCACTGGCTGATCACGCCGACACCGGCGTCGGCCGACACGCTTGAGATCCTCTACTACGAGCAGCCGGCGCTGCTGGGCGATGATCTGCAGGTGAACTGGCTGACCGAGTACGCGCCCGATGTCCTGACCTATGCCACGCTGCTCGAGGCTACCCCGTTCCTGAAGAACGACGAGCGGATCCCGACTTGGCAGGCAATGTATGACCGCGCCGCGCAGGCCCTGAACGGCGAAGACCTGAAGCGCATTCTGGATCGGTCAGCGCAGAGGAGTGAGGCCTGATGCCCATCTATACCGATGTCTTCGGCGGCGCGAACATCTACCCGAGCGAGATCAGCTACAGCGCCATCGCCCTGTCGGCCGACGTCACCCTGAGCTGGCCGGAAGAGACCTCGACCAACACCAACCTCGCCACCCGCATCATCGACGTCACCCCCTCGACCTCGGGCCTCAGCATCATCCTGCCCGACGCCGACAAGACGGGCACCGGCAACACGATCCTGTTCAACAACCGCGGCTCGGACACTTTCACGGTGCGCAACGCGGTCGGGACGCAGGTCGTCACAATCGCCGCCGGCACACTGTGGCAGGTCTACGTCGCAAGCAACTCGACGGCGGCCGGCACATGGCGCTCGCTGCAGTATGGCGCCACGACGTCGACGGCGAACGCCTCTGCGCTGGCTGGCACCGGCATCGTGGCCGTGGGCACGCTGCTCAGTCAGTCGGTGCCGATCGTTACCTTCAACAGCAACTACACGGCGGGCCCGAGCGACCGAGCCGAGATGTTCAACTGGACGGGCGGCGCGGGCACGCTGACGCTGCCGGATCCGGTGGTCGTGGGCAACAACTGGTTCATCTACCTGCGCAACAGCGGCAGCGGCAACATCGTGGCCGACGCCCCGGGCACGTCCGAGATCGACGGCAACTCGACGCTGGCATTCCAACCGGGCGAGTCGGCGATCATCGCGAGCGACGGCACCGACTACTACACGATCGGCTTCGGCCAGAACGCGACCTTCGCCTTCGACTACACCGTGATCGACGTGTCGGGGACGGGCGATTACACGCTGACGGGAACCGAACTCAACCGCATCGCCTACCGCTTCACGGGGACGTTGACGGGGAATCGGAACATCATCTGCCCGGCGACGGTGCAGCAGTATTGGGTCGACAACCAGACGACGGGGTCGTTTACCCTCGACGTGAAGGTGACGGGCGGCGGCGGCGTCACGGTCAATCAAGGTTCGCGCGCGATCCTCTATTCCGACGGCACCGACATGCTGGACGCCGACACGTCGACCGTGTCGATCCCGGTGCTGATCAATCAGGGCGGCACGGGGGCGACGACGGCCAGCGGCGCCCGCATCAATCTGGGCGGCACGACGACCGGCATCGCGCTGTTCACGGCGGTTGACCAGAATGCCGCGTGGACTGCCCTCGGTGTCGCTCCCGCCGGCGTCGTGAACGGGGGCACATTCTGATGCCCGAGACGACTGTCGTCCTCCGCTCTCAGCCCGGCATCAAGCGGGACGGGACCGTCTTTGAGGGCGAAAACTACACCGACGGGCAGTGGGTGCGGTGGCAGCGTGGGCTGCCGCGGAAGATCGGCGGCTACCGCGCCACGCAGAAGTACCTGACCGAGATCAGCCGCGGCTTCACGAATTTCACGCAGCAAAGTTTCGTTTACTGCCACTCGGGCGGGGAGGCGGCGCTAGAGCGGTTCACGATGGATGGCTCGCTCAATGCTTCGATCGTGTCGGATCGGACGCCGGTGGCTGTCGAGTCGAGCTGCACGGTAACGCTGACGGGTGGCGCCTCTGGTTCAGTGGACGACATCACCATCGACGGTGTGTCGATCCTGTCGGCGCCGGTTACCTTTAACACCGACCTCGACACGACGGCGGCCGACGTGGTGACGGACATCAACAGCGGCACTGGGTCTCACGGCTACACGGCGACGTCGACGGGCTCGGTGATCACTATCGAGGCCAACGTGTCGGAGGGGTCGCTGCCCAACGGCTTCGCGGTGGTCGTCACTGCGACAACGATCACGACGACGAACACGGACATGGCCGGCGGCTCGTTCGCGCTGACGTCATCGCCCGAGAACATGTGGATGTTCGACTACCAGTACGAGAGCAGCGGCAACCAGAACTCCATCTTCGCCCATGTCGCGCCGAACCTTGAGTGCATCTGCAATGCAACGGGCGGCCAGATCTTCTACGGCGACGTGCTGGGCACCGATCCGCTGATCAGCATCAACCTGCCGCCGGATGCAAACGCGACGGGCGGCATCGTGTCGCTACACCCTTACCTCATGTTCTACGGGACCGACGGCATCATCGGGTGGTCGGTGCCGGGCGAGCCGACGGACTTCCTCGACACTGGCAGCGGCGCCGGCTTGGCTCGCGTGTGGGGGCAGAAGATCATCAAGGGGCTGCCGCTGCGGGCGGGTTCTGGGTCGGCACCGG